TGACAAGCAGGGTGAGGGTTTTTATCCTGGGCCTGGCTATCCCTCTAATGGACGAGTTGCTTGGGCACTTTGGGGCGGAGACGCCGGACAAACCTGGGCACGCGCTAAAGCAGCCGCACTAGATAAGTCAATGGACGACTATGGAGCCGAATGCCCCACAGTTACTCATAATGATGAACTTAACCTTGCCAACCACTTAGCTGCTATCGAGGAAGCTGGACTAGGTCCCGCAAATCCTGATGCCCCAGAAAATGAGTTCTGGGCTGAAAAAGCCGCAGAGTGGAATATTTCGGAGGCCGAGGCACGTAATAGACAATGCCAAAACTGCGAGTATTATAAGAATACTCCAAAGATGCTAGAATGTCTGCGGTCTTCAACAATGAAGGCTTCTGATCTTCCAGTAGAGCCCAAGTGGGCAGATGTTGGTACCGTATCCGGATACTGCACAGAATTTGATATTACTTGTACAGCTACGAGAACCTGCTCCGAGTGGGAACCTCAGGAGTTTGTACAAGAAGAAGAGGAGAAAATTATGAACAAGGTGTTTAAATTAGACTCCACAATTAAGTCAGTAGAGGATACTAGTACAGAGCTTAAGATCGAGGGTTACGCAAGTACGGACGCCCTGGATAGAGCCTCTGATAAGATTTTACCCTCTGCCTGGACTAAGGGTGGGTTAAATAATTTCAAGAACAACCCTATTCTTCTGTTTAATCACAACTATAGCGAGCCTATTGGTAGAGTTACAGAGATTACTACAGATTCTAAGGGACTAAAGATCAAGGGTGTAATCAGCAAAAGCGCTGGACGAGTTTACGACCTTGTAAAAGAAAGAATCCTTACTACTTTCTCGGTTGGCTTCAAGATTATTGATGCTGATTATAATAAGAGTAATGATGGCTTAATCATTAAGGATGCCGAATTATTAGAGGTATCCGTAGTTACAATCCCATGTAATCAGGACGCTATTTTTTCGATTGCAAAGTCTTTCGAGAACTCAGAAGATTACGAAAAATATAAAAGTGTATTTATTAACAACGAAGTAAAGACTTCACAAGCTGGTAATACACAGAGTGGTGTAAAGACACCAATGGAGAAAACAAAAATGGATAATGACATTGCAGCTCTAGTAGAAAAGACTGCTAGAGAAACCGCAGAAAAGATGGCCGCTGTTGCCGCTGAAAGAGCTGCTGCAGACAAGGCCGCTGCGGATGCTGCTACTGCAAAGGCTGCTGAAGAAGCCGCTAATGCAGAGAAGATTAGCGTAGCTGTTGCTTCTGGTCTTAACACCGGAGCTGAGCGTCTGATTGCTGAAATCGAGTCGAAGATGGCTTCTAAGGAAGCTGACATTTCGTCTATCATTGACGAGAAGATGGCAGCTCTTAAGGAAGCTTCTGAGGACCTAATCAAGATGCGTGACAGTAAGCGCGTCTTTGGTGATCGTCGTGGAAATGGCGACTGGAAGAGCGAAAAGGGTCTTTATAATCAAGTAGAAGATGCCTTCATTCTCGGCCTAGCCACAAAGAAGGGCTGGAATACAAAGTTCGCTAGTGAGGTAATCGAAAAGGTTAACCAGCACAGTGGTGTTGTTGTTTCTTCTGCTGACTTCGAGCAAGAAGTTTCTTCAAACATCGAACGCGACATCCAACTGCAGCTAGTTCTAGCACCTCTGTTCCGTGAGATTAGCCTGCGTTCAGCAACTCAGATTATTCCAATCATGCCAGATGCTGGTTACGCTGAAATCACTTCAAACGCTACTTCGTCGGGCTCTGCCCCAGCTGGTAACCTTGACGCTCGCGGTTCTGCTTATGGGGCTCCTTATGGTGGTGTTACCCTTAACGAAGTTGTACTAAGCACTGTAAAGCTTATTTCTCAGAGCTACCTAGGTAACGAAACTGAAGAAGATGCGATTATTCCAATTCTTCCTCTAATTCGTGAGTCTATCGTTCGTTCGCACGCTCGTGGCGTAGAAAACGCAATGCTTCTAGGTAACCACGTTGACGGTGTTTATACTTCAGGTGCCTTCAATGGTCTTATCAAGACTGCAAGCACAGGAAGCCGTAACCTTCAGTCTGCTACAGCTTTCGCTTCTGAGTCTCTAACAGGCCTTCAGCTACTAAATGCTCGTAAGAACCTAGGTAAGTGGGGTGTTGATCCTCGCGATGTTATTTACATTGTATCTCTAACAGAGTACTACAACCTACTAAAGGATACTGCTTTCCAAGACTGGAACCAGGTTCAAAATGACGCCGTTAAGATGACCGGTGAAGTAGGAAGTATCTATGGTTCACGCGTTATCGTTTGTGACGAGTTCGCTACACCAGCAGTCAGCAAGCACTATGGCCTAGCTGTTAACACTCGTAACTTCGTTGTTCCACGTCTTCGTGGTATGACAATGGAGAACGACTATCAGGCTAGAAACCAGAATACTGCTGTTATTGCTACTCAGCGTATCGGATTCACCGAACTGATCGCAGGAGCCACAGCTGTAACTTCGCTTCAGTACAAGGCTACTTAATAGTTGGAGGGGGAGTTTGAATAAACTCCCCCTCATTTCTTAGGAGTGACATGAATTTAATAACTTTAGAGGATTATAAAACCTATAAGGGGATTGCTGGATTTACAGAGGATTCAAAGATAACTCCTTTAATAACTTCAGTAAGCCAACTTATAAAAACATATTGTAATAGAAGCTTTGTAGATTACTATGCTACTGACCTAGTAGAAGAATTTACTATTACTTGGGAGCGCAAGTCGCTTCAACTAAGAGAAACTCCCGTAGTATCCATTACTAGTGTAGCTGAACGCGATAGTGTATCTAGCCCATATGTAACTTTAGGAGCCACGGATTACTACTTAGATAAATCTACTGACACAGTTTGGAGACTCTCTGCGGGAGACTTTGTTTCCTTCATGGAGGGGCCTGGGTCCGTAGTGATTACTTATAAGGCAGGCTTTAGTACCTGCCCGGAAGATCTTAAACTAGCTACAATTGATCTAGTTAACTACTATTTCAAGGAAGATTATAAAACATCTAGGTCTATCGGAACTACCACAATGCAGGGTTCTATGTCAAAAGGAATTACTGGTGGTGCTGCGTTCCCGGATCATATTAAGCGAGTTTTAGACCTGTATAGGCAATAAATGGCAAAAGCTGATCTTCAAAAACTGGTATCTGCTCTAAAAGAGGACGTTGAAAGTTATAGAAAAACTGCAGACGCTTTTCCACATACGCTTGTGGTTAGTAGAACTGGAATTTATAGTCAGTTAATAAATCAGATTAAAGCGGAAGGATTTAGTATACGAGGTCGTGCAGGTATTCTAGATAGATTAGCGCACGAGGCCTTTCAAATGATTGTTCGTAGTGCAGTCACTAGAAAGAACAGTCCTAGATATGAAGGAGTTACTGAAGTAGAACTTATAGGGGACGTACTTTATGTTCATGCTTCCGGACTTTTAAGCAACTTTGATAGAATTAGAGACATCATTACAAAAGATGCTAGAGACATGCTTCTGGCTAAAGTTAATGAAATGTTCTCTTCCAATATTGAGTCCGATAATTTCCTAGATACGGGGCACCATAAGTCTATTGGTGAGCTACAAACAGGCAAACTTTTAGAAGAAAGTAAAGCCGCCCAAACTTTTAAAGCTCCTTTAATATCTTCAATTCCTAGTATATCGGATATGTATACTATTTCTAGTCATTATGACAGAAAAGGTAACAAAGTATTTAATGTTCGCGTAGAACTAGAGTCTGCTTCTGTAAATAGAAGCAAGGTAGAAGATAAAGAAAAGAAGCAAGAAGTTATACAGGGAATTGAGAAGTTCATTGCTAGTAGAGACTGGGCAACGCAAGCAGGCTCTGACTCCCAAGCTAGACGAGTTTCTAAAACTATTCAAATTGCTTTAAATGGCAAAGGTGAAAAACCTGATCTAAAGGCTGCAACTGCAAGCGTTAAAACTACAAAGAAGCCAAAAGTTACTCAAGTGTCTTTAGATATTCCAGTAAAAAAGCCTAGAAAATCTTCTATAAATCTAATTGCTTTAATTAATAAGAAGCTTCCTGAGGAAATTCGTAAGCGAATGACTTACCCTAGGCTAGTTTATAGAACGGGACGTTTTGCTGAGAGTGCCCGAGTAGTTTCTCAGGTACAAAATCCCAATAGTATTACGCTATCCTTTACCTATCAAAAGTACCCGTATCAGGTCTTTGAGCCCGGTGGCCGCCTGTATACACCAGCACGCAATCCTCGTGTAATCATTGACGAGTCCGTTCGTGCTATTGCTAGATCAGCTATGGAAGCTAGATTTTACACTAGGAGAATTTAATGAGAGTATACACATCTAGAAGAATGGCTATAGTGCGTGCTCTTGCAGATGAGATTGCAAAGATTGACGGTTCCGGGGAATATCGTACGGCCGTTTCTAGTGTATCTCCCAGACTTAAATTTTGGGACGAAATAGAAGAGTTTCCTGCTGTACACTTAAGTCCAGGAGCCGAAACAAGACAATATCAAGGTGGTGGTTATAAAGATAGATTTATGACTGTTACCGTCCGGTGTTATGTAAGGGAGGAAAATCCTTTAGATGGCCTGGAAGCGCTCCTTGAGGATGTTGAAACTGTGATAGAACAAAACAGTAGATTGGCATATTTCGATTCCAATGGAGCGCAACAATATACTCAACAAATAACCATAGTCGGTATTGATACTGACGAAGGTGCCTTAGAACCTCATGGTGTAGGAGAAATCCAGCTAGAGGTTAGATATTAGAAAATTCATAACCACGAACAAAGGTTCAAGAGTTACGACTTTTCAAGTCTTATAGGAGAAGCCAATGCCAATTGCAGAAGGCGCTAGTAATCTATTTTTCAACAGAGATACCAAAGTTTATCTAGGACAATCTCAGGGTAGGCCAATTAACGTATCGGCTACTCTAATTGCATCAAACACTGTAACTACAGCACTTGCTCACGGACTTTCTAATGGTGACCGTGTTATGGTTACAGTAGGTACAGGTGTTACTGGTCTATCATCAACTGTAGCTACAATTTTATATGCTATTGTTATTTCAACCACAACACTTAAGTTTGCTGCTTCGTACGCTGACGCTATTGCTGCTACACCTGTTCCAATTACTATTACAGGTACACCATCAGCAGGGTACTATATTGCAGCACTGGATTCGTATGTAACTCCAACCGCAGTAACGCTAAACGGAACAACTGCTTCGTTTACAGCAACTCACAACTTCCAAGCAGGTGACCTAGTAAGCGTCTATGGTGTAACTGATACCGGATCGCTTTCGCTAAATGGTGTTTACCTAGTTGCAAGTATTACCTCAACCACAGCATTCACAGTCGCCAGTGCCGCCACAGGCACAATTAGTACTCCAAGCTCTATTAAGGTCGTAAAGACCAATATGTGGGAAGTCCCCGTTCTAGCTGGATACTCAGCTTCTCAGGGTACTGCAACTAGTGAAATTACACTGAACGAAATGACTAGCGCCGCCGGTATCAGCCGTCGTGGTCGTCAGATGTTCAACAACGCTGTTAACCCAACTGAGTGGAGCTTCGATACTTATGTTCGTCCTTATAAGGCTTCAAACGGCAACCAGTATGCCATTGAAGAGCCACTATGGGCTAACCTAATCGGCCGAAATGCTGCTGTTACATCAGGAAGCGGATCAACTCTAGTTACTTCATGGGCCCTTGGTACAACTCGTGGCGCAAGCAACCTAGACTTCGGATTCAGCAACTCGAACTCAGTTAACCTTGGAACATTCGACCTTTACTATGTTCTAGGCGGAAATAAGGTAGCTAGCCGTAACTTCGTTGGTGGAACTGATGGTGGTACAACTACTATCTACAAGGTATCCGACGCCGTTGTTAACGAATGCTCAATCAGCTTCGATATTGAAGGAATTTCTACAATTTCTTGGGGTGGAATGGGTTCGGCAATGAACGAACTAGGTGCCTTCAATGGTACAACTGCCGGTACTCAGGGAATTACAGCTTCGAATAACTTCATCAGAAACCGTCTAACGGCTGTTAGCGCGGTAGCAAGTAGCCCAACTACTACTACTTACGCTCTAACGCTAACCGGAGGATCTATTACGATCTCAAATAACATCACCTTCCTAACTCCTGAAGTTCTTGGTGTTGTTAATAAGCCTATTGGACACGTAACTGGTACTAGAACAATCTCCGGAACGTTCACCTGCTACCTAGATGAAGTTGCTAATGGATCGATCGACCTGTTCCAAGACCTACTAGAAAAGGGCCTAACTACGGTTACTAACCAGTTTGCTCTTGACTTCTATGTCGGTGGAGGTGGTGGTAACGTTCCTAACCCTCCTGGTGTTCAGTTCTCGTTCCCACAAGCTCACTTAGAAATTCCTAGCGTTACATTCGACGACGTTATTTCTACAGAAGTTAACTGGCACGCGCTGCCTACAACAATCAGTTCAGCTGACGAAATCTCTAAGGTTCGTTACGCAGGACCTGCTATCTAAATACTGTGCCCCCGAAATCTTTTCGGGGGCCTTTTAGTAAAATAATCCTTGACATAGTATGCTCTTACTGCTATACTCAAGATTAATGGAGGGAGATCATGCCGTATAATTTCAAGCAAAATCTAGATTTATTTTTAGTTTATAACGGGCTACGATACTCCCTCGACATTTATCCAGATATCAATTTTTCACAAACCTTCTCAGAAGAATCAAATCCAGTAAAAACACTACATTCGCAAGCAAATAACTTTGATAGAGCTACAATCGTTAAAGCTAACGCTGCCTCTTTTTCATTTACTATGCCTCTCATTCTAGAGAATGATCTGAGAATAGTATTTGACCTTCTTACTGGATACTCGGCTACTTATGGCATTAATTTCTTCGATCTATACGCTAGAACAGAAACTGATACATATAAGTTAGAGAAGTGTGTGCTCGAAGAAGGCCAATTCAATATGTCCATGGCTAGTGTCTTGACACTGGCTGTTAACGGGTCTGCCAGTAAATTATATAGAATTGGGGATAACGCTTATGCAATACCCGGAACCTTACAAATAAGAACTGGCAGTACCCCAAATTCAATAAAGTCTTTCAAAGTTACCGTTAACGGTAGCACATTAGACTCAGTATCCCAGGTAACTCTTTCGCTTCAAAATAACATTAGTTGGATTAAAAATGATACTGTACAAGCTTCATTAAATGTTACAGACAGCAGTAATACCATTTATCCTACTAGCTTTGTTTTAGAGGGCCGAACACTATCTGGGTCAATTCAACAGTTTATGCAGGACTCTGCTGTGCAGACCTGGGGAACTGTTCCAATAACCATAAAAGCGGATAGAACATTAAATGTTTCTATTTCAAACGCTATATTTACAAATAGATTAGAAGTTGGTGAAGTACTAACAAAGTCTTATGACTTTAGAATGACTGATAACCCAGCTTCTCTGTCAAGTGTTTTAATTTATAATTAAGGAGAATATATGGAACTAAGTAAGCTTATGGTAGACGTCAAGGAAGTATGGGTAGAGTATCCAGGCTTTGATGACTTTTCGGTAAAAGTAGCCAGTCTATCAAGAAAAGAGCTTCTAGCTTTAAGAAACCGCTGCGTTGAAAAGGTAATTGACAAGAAAACTCGTCAGCCTCAGGAAGTTCTTAATGACGAGAAGTTTATTGATGAATTTACTAACGCAGTTGTAAAGGATTGGAAGGGCCTAAAGTACTCTTACTTAGAGCAACTTCTGCTTGTTGACGTAAGCAAGTTAAATCCTGATGATACCCTATCATACTCAGAAGGTAATGCTAAGCTTCTAGTCGCTAACTCATCTATGTTTGACTCGTGGTTGAATGAGGTCGTGTTCGATCTGGACAACTTTCGTAGCCCAACAGAAAGAGGAGCTGTGGAGCCGACTGGAAAAGTGGCACAATAGTATAGAAGGTAAAATGAGTAGGTCTACTTATCTGGAAATGATGGAACAGATGGGTAGAGAGCCTGATCCTGAAAAAATGCCTCCGGACTTGGAAGATTTCCCTCCAATTGTCCAGGAGGCTTTAGGCGTTTTTAATATACTCGGTGATCGTGTAGCCGCAGATATTGGATACCTAGGAAAAGACTATACTTTGTTACCAGTTTACCTAGAAGGAGTTGAGGACAAAGAACTCTTTCTAGAGATTCTAGCTTGGTTGGATGCTAAGCTAGTCAAAAAATCCGCAGAGGAGATGAAAAGAGCTAGAGATAAGCTAAACAAATCCGGACCACGCTAGTGGAGTGAGAAATCCTTATGGCTACATCAGTCACTAATCATATAATCGTAGTGAAGGAAGAAGGACTAGAGAAAGTACTGGCCGATATAAGGTCTGTAGATGCTTCTCTTAAGAGTACTACTCGTTCTTCTCGAAAAGCTAACGACGCTATGCATGATATGTATAACACCCAAGCCAAGGGTGTTATTGGTACTGGTAGCGCGGGGCAAAACTTTGCTAAGCTAAGTCGTACTATTAATGGAGGAAATAATAGTCTAGTAGGAGCGTATGCTACTCTAGCTGCCAACATATTCTCTATTACAGCAGCATTTCAAGCCTTAAGAGAAGCAGCTCAATTCCAACAACTTACTGTTGGTCTGGAGTTAATGGGAAACCGTCTAGGGATAACACTATCCGTAGCGGCTCAAAAAGTGCGCGAGTTATCTGGGGGGCTGCTTAGCACTGAACAGGCCATGCGTTCTACAGCACAAGTAATTTCAGCGGGATTTGGAACAACAGAATTAGAGAGAATTACTAAGGTAGCAAAAGATGCTTCGTTTGCTCTAGGACGAGATATGTCTGAGTCTATGGACCGATTAACTCGTGGTGTTATCAAGCTAGAGCCAGAACTTATCGACGAACTTGGTATTATGACTCGTCTTGACGAGGCAAACAAGATCTATGCTAAAACACTAAATAAGACTGCTAGCCAACTTACTCTTACGGAAAAGCGCCAAGCATTCTTAAATGCTGCTATGGCAGAAGGAGAGTTGAAGTTCGGTGGGCTATCTGAAGCCGCAGGAAATTTAACTAGCATACAACAACTAGCTGCTACTTTCCAAGATTTAACAAAAGCTGTATTAAGTGTAGTAAATGTCGTAGCAATCCCACTAGCAAAGTTCTTTAGTGCTAGCCCCGGATCTCTCCTTGGTGGAATGATTTTATTTGCTAGTACTATTTCTAAGGATTTATTACCAGGCTTATATGCTTTAGAAAAGCAGACTTTAAAACTTGCAGAAGCAAAACAAGAAGCTCTAACAGCTGAAATAGCTAACTTTAACTATAGTGGTAAAAATAATCAGGGTATTATTAAGCTACAAGAAACTATGAAAGCTGGCAAGGCTACTTCTAGGGATTATCAAATTGCAATTGCTAATCTTAATTCCGAGATAGAACAATTAAATAGCCAAAAGACTCCAGCTAGAACTGCTACAGGGCAATTTGCGAATAAAAAGAGTTTAATTGAAGAAAAGGCTTACATCATAGCAGGCCTAGAAGATATTTTAGTTAAAGAAAATGAAGCCGCCGTAGCAAGTGCTTCTTCTCAAGCTATAGTAGCTGCTTCATCTAGGGACTTAAAAACTGCGTATAGTCAGTTAACTGTTGCTAAAAATTTAAATACTACAGCTGCAATAGCTAATGGAGCTAGTCTTAAAAGTTTAAGAGGAACAATGCTTTTACTTGGAGTAGGGGTAAAAAACCTTACTTTAAGTTTAAAAGTAGCTGGAGCCGCTTTCCTAAATTTAATTCCAGTTATTGGAACGGTAGTTTTAGTAGCTAGTATGGCTTATGATGGTATAAAAGCATTATATACAGCTTTTGTAGGAAAAGATATTATTGAAGCTAGAAAAAACCTGAAAGAAATTACAGAACAAGTAGCAGAAAAAACTAAAGAGTATAATAGAATTAGAGCTGAGGCTGGTAATCTAGCCACCAAAGAAGTGATGGCTAGTAAGATTATTAGTAGTTCGTTACAAGAACAAGTAGCAATTATAGAAAAGCTTGAAACAGAGTACGAGAAGCTTAATAATAAGAAAAAAACTTCTATAGACATAGATAAAGCAAAAGCCAATAAAGAAATTAGCGACGAAATACGCAGAGCTAGAAGAGGAACCTTGTCGGGAGCTCTATCAGATCCTAGTGAACTTTTAGTCCAACAATTAAAATCTGGCATTCCGGAAGTTCGTAAAGCTGCAATAGAATTAATTGGGGGAGTTCCCAAAATATCAGAAGTTTTGGGAGACCCACAAAAAGCTATAGTAGTATTAAAAGGAGTGACTGAAGCACTTAAAGAGATGGGGCCTGCTGTAGAAGCTACTACCACTAACTTCAAAGAATTAGAAGATGCTTATTCTACTTTTTTAAAATCAGCTACTCCTACAACTCCTTATGATAAGTTAGTTCAAGAGCTGAATAAAACTAGTGATACATTAGTTGATAATGTTCAGTTAATGTCTAAAGGACAGTTAACAGCTGAACAGTTTGGTAACACCATAGGAGCACTAGGCTCTATAACACTCGGAAATACTAGTAACGAAGTAAAGCAGTTAGTTGCTGAAATTAAAAAGCTAGAGGAAGCAGAGCTAACTCTCAAGACCTTAAGAGATGCGGGGAAAACTGGTACCGCTGAATATAGTGCTGCTGTTAAACAACAAGAAGCGGCACAGTCAAATATTACGGCATCTGCCGGAAAAGCCTCAGCACTCTTAGTTCAAGATATCATCAGACAAAAAGAAAAAGCAACTCAGATTCAATCTCAATCTTTATTAATGGCAGGGCAACTTGCCATGGCCCAAGCCCAACTATCTACTGTTAGTAGCTATAATGACTTATCTGGGAAAGGTACTCAAGATAGACTGAAGGCAGAAAATAATGTAAAGAGTATACAAGCACAGCAGATTCTATTACAAGTAGAAATGCTAAGAATAAGCATACAAGGGCTAGAAACGGATAGAAAACAATTAGAGCTTGATGAGAAAAAGATAAAGACTCGTCTAGAACTGCTAAAGATATCTAGTGATGCCCTAGATTTAGCACAGGCTACAGCAAAACTTAGTGATCCAAATATTTCTGGAGAAGCTAAAGCTGCTTTAAATGAATTCATTGACAAGCAGCAAGAGCGCTTAAATATAGACCTTCAAATCCGTAACGCAAATGCTGGAATAGCCAGTGCTCAAATGCAGGCCGCAGCAGCTACAGCAAATATGAACTCAAAAGCATATATTGCCGCAGCTGGAGCAGCAACTCTTGCAAAAACGCAGGATCAAATAGCTAAGAATACTTTAGCTTTAACAGAGCAACAAATAGCTATAGATGCCGACAAGTTAGACATAGCCCGTATGGAGTTAGGTGTAGCTAAGAGTACCTTTGATGAATTTGATGCTCTGTATGAAAAGCAGCAAAAAAGTAGAAATGATACTATTGCTGCAATCGAAAGAGAGAGCGAAGCCAGAATCAAAGCACTAAATGCTGATAAAATTAATGCTCTAGCTAAAGGGGGTGGAGAAGAAAATAGAAGACTCTATGATGCTCTAATACAGCAAGAAATAGACCGTAGAAATCTACAACTCGAAGCTCTCGATATTTCTAGCAGGAAAGCCCTACTAGAGATTCTAGGGGTTAAAACAGCTGTAGATTTAGAGCAAGAAAAGCTAGACATTCTAAATCAGCAGTTAAATGTAACTCAAAGTATTCAAGACTCCTATGCCACAATAGATGCAAACCAAAGGGAAATAGCAAAAATTAATCGGGAGCTTCAAGGAGGCCCAATTAGTAAAGTACAGACGCTTCAAGAAGAGAAAGAAGTTATTGAAGCTCAGTACTCAACTGCTGTACAAGTTGCTACTATAAAATATGCAATTATTGAAGCCGAATATGCGCTGTTAGCAGCTCAGCTAACTAAACAGCGCGATGATTTACAACAACTAGATGATAGACGAGCCCAACTAGGGTTACCAAGAGAATCAGAAGCTGGAATTAGCGCTCTAAATGATATTTTAGCGGATCTTCCCACAGCTATGAGGGCCGCAGGAGATGTTGTAGCTAGTGAAACAGCAAAGCTTACTGCTCAACTTAAGAAAGCAGATACTATTAAAAGTTTAAGTGGGGGTAAAATAAGCTTAAGCAACGTCTATAATAGTAAGTTAGATGAAGCTACTAATCTAGAAAGGTTTAAAAATAGCCCAATAGAAAACCTTCAAGCTGTTCTAATAGATGTAGATGCTCAAGTATCTACATTTACAGCTAAGTTAAGCGAGTTAGGGCCTGATGGAGAGGCTGTCTCAGCTTTTGCCCAAGGATCTTTAGTAATTGCAGATGCAGCACTAAATATCTCTAAGTCTTTTGAAGGTTTAAAGGGTAAAACTGGCACAGACTTGTTAGGTGGAATAGCTAGTATAGCAGAGTCTGCGTCCGCCGGTATTGCTGCCGTGAACTCTATTTACCAAGCTAGCGCAAAAGCAAAAATTGCCTCAATAGATCAGGAAATTGCTGCTGAGCAAAAGCGTGATGGTAAATCAGCCGAAAGCGTAGCTAAACTAGCCGCGCTCGAAAAGAAAAAAGATAGTATGGCTAGAAAAGCTTTTGAAATGAATAAAAAGCTTATGATAGCACAGGCTATCATGTCAACTGCGGCAGGTGTCGCCGGAGCCCTAGCTGCTAGTTCTTATCTAACTCCTATGGGAGCTGCTATTATGGCAGGTGTTATAGGAGCTATGGGAGCTGCGCAAGTAGCTTTAATTAGTGGCATGCAGTATCAAAGTACTGCTACTGCTGCTCAAGTAGCTACACCTTCCACTGTTTCCATAGGAAAGAGAGGAAGTTCAGTAGATCTAGCTAGAAATAACATGAGTGTCGGAGGAGAACTAGGGTACCTAACTGGGGCAACTGGTTATGGTAGCAACCCTTCAAACTTTACTCGACGTGCTTATGGTGGTCCAGCTCGTGCTGGAATGGTTGTAGGTGAGAAAGGCCCTGAGCTATTCGTACCCTCCGTTCCAGGAAACGTTGTTTCCAACGATAACATGCCATCAACTCCTAGTGTCAATGCTAATATCACTATTCAAGCAATTGACGCCGAAGGCGTTGAACAAGTACTAACTAATAATCGTGGTCATATTATAGGAATGCTTAGAGAAGCTGCTAACTCCAGTGGACAAAGCTTCCTAGAAGGCGTAAATACTCAAAAGTATAGACGCGGAGGAGCAAGACTTTAATGCCGTTTTCTAATATTTTACCGGATCCGGTAAATAAGATAACAAATGCAGGAGTTTATAATAACTCTACTGGGACAGCTGGACCCGGTTTTGCTTCTGTATCACTACGCTCAGTGCGGGACACTCAGGTGTCCCGCACCATTAGTGGTCGAGGTATTACCCGCTCTCAAGGAAGCCAGAATTGGGAACTCGAAATTTCATATAACCCTCTTACTAGGGCTGAATTTGAACCCGTGTTTTCTTTTCTACTTTCTAGAAATGCTCGAAGAACCCCATTTTATGTGGCCCTTCCCGAGTACGCGCTTCCAAGAGACTCCACATTTGCAACCTTTGTAGCCTCTAATACTCCCACAGCTGCAGCAACCGCCGCTGGTTCCACCAGTATGATTATCTCTCATGCAAGTATTGCAGGGGACCCTAGCCCCGGAGATATGTTTACAATAACTGATGCTGGCAACGCTAATCATACTAAAGCTTATAGAGTTACTAGGTCCGAGAATTCTACTGTATACGAGACTGCTGGACTTACTTCTACTCAGCGTCGTATTCATTTTGTGCCCCCACTTACACGATCTGTCAGTGCAGGGGCATCAGTCATATTTAAAGACCCTAAAATACGCTGTATATTAAAATCTGATATTCAGGAATACTCCTTAGGAGTTAATAATCTTTTTCAGTTTGGATTATCACTTGAGGAGATACAGCCATAGAAAAATTAATCCTTGACTTTACAGTCGAAGTTTTGTAGGATATCATGATGGAACGTTCAATAGATACAAATGTAAGATCATTACTAATTAATAATGAGCCTTTTGAGTACTGCCACTTAGTGAAGTTTGAAAGACCTTCACGTCCAGACTCAGTAACAGGTAAGGTTAGTACTTCTAAAGAGCGTTATACTTATATTAGTGACGCTTCTATTGATGTAAGTTTTGATGATGGCTCTACAAATCTTAGTGGTTTAACTAATGGGGCCCAGACTTATATAGCAAATAAAGTGCTAAGAGTCAGCCCTATTAGTGAAGAAATCGAAGCAGTAGCCAGTACCTATACTCTAGAGCTTGATGGAACAGCAATTGGAGCCCAGGTATCGGATGTAGTAACAACCTCAGTAGTATCTACTGGGGTTTATGACGTTGTATTTACAGCTGATCTTATAGATGCAGGTTTCCGTGAAGGAGACAAAGTAACTATTACAGGAATTGCTGAACCTGGAGACTATAATATTATTGGTTTCCGTGCAAACAACACTCTTAGAATAGGTAAAATTGATACTACACTGTCGACAGCGCAGAGCAACGTATCAATTACTATGAGCCTAAGCTCAGAAGAAATCAAGAGCATCCTCCTAGATAAGAATGCCTCTGAATATTCGTCATTTCTTAACAGAGAAGTATACGTATGGAAGGCATTCTTTCAAAACGGAACTATTGTTGGTACTCCAGTACTTATCTTCAAAGGTCTAGTAAGTAACACTAGCTTTGAAGATAGCGATAGCCTAGTAAAGGTATCGTGGGGGCTGACTAGCCATTGGGGAGATTGGGCTCAAATTGCTGGTCGTATTACTAGCGATGACTTTCACCGTGCTCTTGATGAGAACGGTAACCCAAATCCGTTATCATCATTAAAGCCTCTATACGCTTACGACAAGGGATTTGCACACGCAGAAACCTCAATCAATCTACTAGCGAAGTACACGGTACTGGTAGATAAGCAAGATATTTCAGTTAAAAAAGGCTTCCTGGGAATTGGCTCAAAAGTTAAGGTTCGCAAGTATAAAGCTCCCGAGGAGCGTAGTACCAATCTTGACTTCCAGCTGCAAGCCAAGAGCATTCCAGTAGTCTATGGAGTTAGACCAGTCACTGGTATTCCGGTTTTTGCTGATACTCTAAATGATAACTCAGCCTCGGTATACGTTGTATATGCACTATCTGAAGGTGAGATTGGTAGTATCTATGATGTATATATAGAAGGTAACTCGTTAATCTGTAACAATAAAGCAGATTTTGATGCTAGAAGCCAGCAAAATCCCGACAATACCGTATCACTAGTATGTATGGGTCGCGCGGATCGCGGTGATGTACTAGGAGGAAGTGTTGCTATTGATTATACAGTAACTTCTTACTATGCTAATGAGTCTTATCTATACGACTTTGGTTACAATATTCTAGATCAAATTAATAGTCTAGGATATACAGCACCTATCGTAACGGCTCCTGTTACACAAACCGGAATCAAAGATGGAGAGACCATCTATCTTACTAGTCCTCAAGCAATTACTATTGACTTTTTCTCCGGAAAAGAAGCGCAAAAAGCAGCTCAGTCACTAGTAGAAATTGCTAAGGCTAAAAACTTCAAAATTCAGAATGACTACTGGACAGGAACCGATACAGCCGAATATTGGGGTCCAAATCACCGTATGTTAGACACCGCCTATGTGGTAGTAAACTATACTATTGCAGAGGGTGAAACTAGTATTCCTGAATTAGAGTTTATCGTAAATGGTAAGGTTTTACCTTGCTATAATTATGATTATAGCTACAGCCACCACAATAAGACAACCGGTGAAAATGCAGCTAACTTTAAGCTGGGCGATATCGTAGATGTTTATAGATCAGACACTAATACTATAATTAACTCTAGTGTCCAGATTATAGATAAGTGGACTTTCTACAATCCCGATGGTACTGCAAATGTACGCTTTAGATTAAGCGCCGTACCTGCACTAGGTTACGTAAATGGTGTTCCAACTATTACAAAGTTCTACTTAAAGAGCGGTGTAAATACCTGGACAATGGTAACATATAATCACAGTGAGCATACAGGACAAGTGTCCGCTGAGATTAGTTCTCCATTAACGTCGGCTTCAAATGGGGCAGGTAAGTTAGTATTTAACTTTACTGCAAATGCTAATATGAATGTCGGAGGCGACATTTATGAGCAATCACCAAAGTTTAGTATTTTAACCAACGCATCGGGCTTAATTAGTAATGAGCGTTTTGGCTCCGCTATTCTTTCAGGTGTAGATACTTCAAGTAGCCTAACTACTGAAATTTCCTATGCAACTTCTTCTGTATATGCAAACGCAGCCATTAGTGGAAACAAGTTAGTTTCTAGAAACACAATTAAGCTACATAGTAGTGCAAGTTCAGTAAATGACTACTACAATGGGGCTAAGATCACAGTTACTAGAACTAGCAGCACAACAGGGAAGCAGATAGTACAACAAAAGAGTATTATTGATTACGATGGTGCAAGTAGAATTGCTACTATTGATGGTGTATGGGACGCAAATTCAATTCCAACAACAACTGATACTTATGTAATTACTCAGGCTTATATCGACCACAGGGTTAGTAATAACTTTGCTATTCAAGCGCTAGACTATATTACTTCTCCTACTTATGGTAGAGGGCTGTCAGTAACTAATGATATTGATCTTCCCTCTTGGATGCAAGCAGCTAGAGACTGTGACGTTCAATCAGACGTAACAGTTCGTTTAGCAAGTGGTTCCGCACCTTCCGTAGGCGATGTATATAAGTTTACGAATACAGCGGGAAGTATTATATGGCAAGGAACGGTAGCTTCTAGTTATACTAGCACTGTACCAGGAGCTTCAACCGCATTTGTTACCTTTACTAATATACTTGGTAAATTAACAAACGCTTGGAATAGCTGGAAAACTTTTGCAGAGGGAGAGTTAGTACACTACGGAAATAACCTATATAAAGCTGCTTCCGGATACGCTCCTAGTGCAACGGCTCCTACACATACGAGTGGCACTGTAGGTAATTTAATTTATCAGAGCAGCTGTACATTAACTAAAGTAACTGGAAGCGGTTCCGCTACTTTAGCTCTATTCTACACTGGAAACCCAGTTCAAGCAGTAAAGAATGGTAGACTAGCTTCGGGTTACTCTCTATATGACTCAGATGGCGTGGATTACTGGAGATACCTAGGGTGGGACTCTGCAGATCAGCGTTATGTTACCAAGCACCAAGGAAATCTATTAATTGATACTTCGGCGTCTGTCTTTGATAATATTAACTCTATTCTATCTCACTTTGGCGGAATGCTTCGTTATAGTGGCGGAAAGTATTTCTTAGACGTAGAAGCACAAGTAGGTTCAATCAGTACATCTGACTCAGAACCTTACAATATTACAGAAGATCATATTGTAGGAAAGATTAGCTTAACAGACGAAGGTATTAGAAGTTCTTATAACTCACTTTCGGTCTCGTATGCTGATCCAAGTAATAAGTTTGAAGCAAGAAATATTAGTTTCTTTAATTCAGACTACCTGAAGGCGGATAGAAATGTCCCAAGAAAGGGGAACCTATCTATTCCAGGTATTACTAACTACTACAATGCTAGACTTTTAGCTGACAAGTACCTAAATAAGTCAAGATATGGACTAACTATTAATGTAACTCTAGCGCCTAGAGGTATGTTACTAATTCCGGGGCAGGTTATACAGATTCAGTATAGCAGGTATGGCTGGGTAAATAAGAAGTTCCGTATCGAGTCTATGACAATTGCAGAAGACTGCTTAGTAGATATCGTAGCTAGAGAATATGACGATAAGTTATATGCCATTAGCAACGTTGCAAAGCAAGAAGGAACGGGCCTAAGTGGCAACCCTGTAACAGCTTCGATTAATGCTCCAACAAATCTGTCGGCTACACAAGTTGCAGATTCTGATGATACAAGTGTAACAATAAATTTAACTTGGGATAATAGCACAACAGCTACTCCAAGCGGCACGGATATAGAAATATACAGTGCTGGTAAAGACCTACTAGTTACCGCTATATCTTCAAGTGTTCTAACTAGTACAGCGCATGGATTAACTTTAGATGATCCTATTGTGTTCTTTACTAGTACAAGCGGAATAACCACTGGAGTAACTTATTTAGCTGTTCCAACTGGGTTAAATACATTCTCCCTTAAGGATGTTAATGGAAACGCTGTAACATTAGCAAATGCTTCTGGACTAACATTGTATGCTGGTGTAGAACGTCTAATAAATGCAGTTACATATCCAATAACTAAGTATACAGATATTGTATATTCTACGGGGGCTGTAAGTAAATACTATAGAATTAGAAATAAGGTATTTGTTTCGGGTAGTGCTAACTACTCGGACTTTCATCCTCTGAGGACGGCAGCAGCAGTTTTAGGAACTACTGATGGTGCTCCTGGAGCTATTAGTGGGTACCTTACAAATGAATCTGTAACTCTTGCGGCTACTAGTGCAGGTGTAGTATCAGATTTTACTCCTGCAGATGGTCGATTTGCTGTTTTATCGGGATTAACTGATATTTCTGTTGGAAATGGGATTGTATACTCTGTCGTTACTTCAACAGGATGTACTCCGGTAATCAATATTAGCACAGGTACTTATAGTGTAACAGCTATGTCTGCAGATACAGCTTCTGTAGTATATCAAGCACTCTATGGTAGTACAGTTCTGCGCAAAGTGCAAACTCTAGCAAAGGCTAGGGCGGGTACTGCGGGAACCAACGGAACTAACGGAACTAACGGAACTAGCGCAGTAGATATTTCTCTCACTAAAAACTCTATAGGTGTATTTGCCTATGCGAATGGGGATGTACCCTCTTGGGCGGGCATAGATGGTTTTGTTAAAGTATATAGTGCTGGAGTTGATGTAACAGCTTCTGCAAGTTATAGTGCAACGGCATCTAGTGGTCTGACGGGAACAGTTAACACAGCAGATAATACTCCAGTATCTGGACAAGTTAGAGGATATTATAGAGTTACTGGGTTAACTGGAGACTCTGGTACATTAACAATTACAGTTACATACAACTCTATAAATTATCAAAGAGTATTTACAGTAAATAAAACAAAGACTGGATACGAGATAGTTGATACTCTTCCAGGAAGTAATTTATTTAACGGAAGAATGGTATACTTTACTTCTGATAGTAAATTATATAGATACAATGGAACCGCATGGACTACTGCAGTTCCTACAACAGACCTTACTGGTCAAATTGTAAATGGACAACTAGCGGCAGATTCTGTTCTAACTAATAATATTTATGCAGGTGCAGTAACAGCTGCAAAGATAGGAGTGACTAGTTTAAGTACAATTAAAGCAGATATGGGAACTCTTACCGCAGGCCTTATTAGAGCTTCTGACAATACATTTAGACTTGATTTAAATGGTGCAGGAGGTCCCTATTGGATGGCTACTAATTTTTCTCAGATGCTAATATCTGGCTGGGGAATTGGTAATCTATCACAATATTTAATGTGGGCAGGCCCTTATAATAGTGATGTAAATAATGCTGCTGTTAATAATGCCAACGCAAAGTTCTATATTGACTATGCTGGAAATGCTTATTTTAGTGGAACTTTAGGGGCTAATATTATTACTGCTAATAATATTGTTAGTGATAGTATTACAAGAACTTTTACTAGTATTTTAGCCAGTTCGGTTAATTTTATAGGATTTTCAACTCCAACTATTTTAACTAAAACAGTAACAGTTAGTGCTGGATATATTGATATAGATACTTACATAAATGTAAGTGCAATTAACCCTAGCTGGGGAGTTCAATTTGATCTATATAGGGATGGAGTTCTTATTGATAGTACTGGACTTTATGCATTAAGTAGTGCTTCTCAATATTTTTCTGGGGCTTTTACCTTTAGAGAAAAGCCAGGGGCAGGAACCTACACATACTCTATTGTAGCTAAGATCAATCCCTACACTAGCTCTACAGTTAATGTTACAATTAATAAAGCTACTATGCGTATTACCGATAACAAAACAGAGAGCCTAACATAATTAATAGGGTATTTGCCCAGGTAAATTAGGATGACATGCAACAAATCTTATTACAAATTGGTCAAGTACTCGGGTTAATAACAGCCGGGGGTACCGCCTTAGCTTTAATATTTGGTAGCTCCTTCACTGGTAATGCCAGAAAGTGGGTAATTGGAATATGGAATGCTTTATTTTATCCATTTAATGGAACAACCAGAAAGCTTGCCCATTTAGAAAAAAGCCATGAAAAACTCGCTGAGAAACTAGACTTTATAGTTTCTCAGTTGAGTCCTAATGGAGGCTCTTCTTTAAGGGATGCCGTCAATAGGTTAGAAAAACACCAACGAATTTCAGAGTCCAAAATGGCACAATATCTAGATACTAAAGATGCAGCTATTTTTGAAACTGATGCAAATGGACTTTATACTTGGGTTTCTAAAAGCTACGAAAAACTAGTTGGAAGGCCTAAGATTGAGTTAATAAATTGGGGGTGGACAGTCCCTATTTTAGGAGCTGACCTAGAGTCTATCAGATATGAGTGGGACTTAGCTGTTAAGCAAAAACGTATCTTTGAAGCTTCTTATAGAATAGAACGAGCCGGAGTAATTATACATTGTAGATGTAGAGCTATACCTGTTTTATTTAATGATGAAGTTGTAGCCTGGACCGGAATACTAGTGGAGGGCGATGGCAACTAAATATAATCTAGTTATAGATCAAGGCTCCGATTTTAAATTAAAGCTTAGCTTTAAAACAAATGAGGAGGTTAGAGACTTAACAGGGTACAGTATTCGAGGATATGCTAGAAAAGCTATTAATGGAATTGTAAGTTTTCAATTTGCTACTTCAGTAGTAAATACAAATACTTTTCTATTAACAGTTCTGTCCGCAGTATCTGATAATATAGAGCCAGGAATATACCTTTATGATATTGAACTTTACAATGCTACTCAAATAGAAAGAGTACTAGAGGGTAAAATTACAGTTACCCCCGGAGTGACCAGATGACAATTCATCTAGAATTACAAACCTCTATCGGGGCTGGTCCTCCAGGGCCTGCAGGAGCAACGGGTCCTATTGGTCCAGCAGGTACCGCAGGCCCTACAGGAGCAACAGGTATAGAGGGTCCTGCGGGGTCTCCAGGGGGGGCTACTGGTGCAACAGGTATTGCAGGTCCTACTGGTTTAACTGGACCTAGTGGCCCTATAGGAGCAACTGGAGCTATGGGACCAGAAGGAGCTGCAGGACCCTCAGGTCCCACAGGTCCAGAAGGTGCTACGGGATTAGCAGGTCCTAGTGGCCCAGCAGGTCCCAGTGGACCAGCAGGTCCCGCCGGCCCAACAGGTCCTAGCGGTCCAACAGGTGCTACGGGAATTGATGGTCCAGCAGGGGCTCCTGGCCCAGCGGGTGCGGCAGGTCCTACAGGTGCTACAGGTATTGTAGGCCCCACAGGATTAACAGGCCCCACAGGTCCTGCAGGTCCTACAGGTGCTACAGGAGTAGCGGGCCCAACAGGCCCGACAGGATTAACAGGTCCAACAGGTCCAACAGGTCCCGTAGGCCCAACGGGTGCTACAGGTATTGCAGGTCCCACAGGATCAGCCGGTCCAACAGGTCCAGCAGGTCCTGCAGGGCCTACTGGCCCAGCAGGAGCAACTGGTATAGCAGGACCCACAGGCCCAACAGGATTAACAGGTCCAACAGGTCCAGCGGGCCCAACAGGCCCAGCGGGACCTACAGGTCCTACAGGAGTTCAAGGGGCTACAGGTATTACAGGCCCTACAGGACCCGCTGGTCCTGATGGTCCAACAGGTGCTACTGGAGTAGCTGGTCCAACAGGGTTAACAGGCCCAACAGGTCCAACAGGTTCAGCAGGCCCCGCAGGTCCTATAGGCCCTACAGGAGCTACGGGTCCCGCACAAAGTGACTCCAATATAGATGCTAGAATAGCTGCTAGTGATAAAATTAGTAGTAATACTACTCCGGTAGCCGGAAGTGATAATATTGTAAACATAATTCAATGCAGTCAAGGAGAGTATGACGCAGCTACTAAGTATTCTAATACTATGTACGTGATAATCTAATGTTAGAAATTAATGCTGGCGATATTGTAATGTTCGCGCCTCAATATGAGGTAGCCGTAGGAGGCACTTTCGAGCCTTTAGATTTTGTACTATGTAAAGTCATATGTTATGACTGTGAGGAAGCTACTTGTATGTTCTTAGCTGGAACCGTGGTAGGAATGGAGGAATTTTAAATGAAAGTAGCTATTGAACAAGTATTTAATGGGTCATTAGCACAAGTAGCAATTGGTGGTGCTTATGATTCTACAAAGATAAATCGCGGCAAGCACACCGGGCAGTTCAATCTCGGAAGCGGCGACATCGACAAGTTCATTGGTCCAGCGCCCCTGGGCGTGGCCAACTTTGGTGAAAGCTCGCTGGCAATTCCGTCCGGGTTCGTCCATCCGTTGAAAATTTCGGATGACCTATTTTGGGTTTTTGGCTCGGATGTTGCGACTGCTGCCGCTACCCGCCGGGTGCAGCTTTGGACGTGGGTTCCCTCGACCAACACCTACAATCTCGTTGGTGCGGTCACATTGACCTTTCCGACGGCTACCGTGCACACGGTCCGGGGCATTCGAGCGATCCTGGAGAACTACACGACCGGCACGGTCGCGGTCTCTGGCACCGGCGTTACGGGCTCTGACACTTCGTGGACGACGGGTCTATCTGTCGGCTCGCGCATTGGCTTCGGTTCGACCGATCCGACGCAGATCACGACTTGGTATCAAATCAGCGCCATCGGCTCGGATACGTCCATCACGCTGACTTCCTCGGCGGGCACCATCTCGGCGGGCACGGCTTACGTCATCCAAGACCTGATGATCGTTCAGGCCACGACAAACGCCACGGCGGGCAACGGGGGCCTGTTCATCACGAAGGGCCTTCGCTACGAGGACTTCCAGAACCCCGCGACCGCCATCCCGGCGGCGACCACGGTGGACAAGATCAAGGCCACTTACTGGCTGAAAGACGCCGCCACGATCACCAACACCACCATTGGCGGCTGTGCGCTGGGTGACTGGACTTCGTGGACGGAGCAATACGTCTATTCGACCAACGGCACATCAACCTCCCTGAACATTTATCGCTATAACATCCGCGCTCCGCTGACCCTGACCGCTGGCGCGATGGTGCTGACGGGTTCGAACATGGTCATTACCGGCGCGCAGACCGTGGCGGGCAACGTGTTGCAGTCGAACAACGGCCGCGTGGCGACCCTCAACCACGGCCCGGGCGCTTCGGTGCCATCCCTGTATCTGTTCACGACTACCCGCATCCTTCGCGTACCACTCTCGGCCATCGTCGCGGCGAGCACCACGTTCGTCGCTGATTCGATGTCCGAGGTGCCGCCGGGCGGCACGAACACCAACTCGGCCAGCGGCTCGACGCCGTTCACCTCGCTGGACGTCGCCGGATCGCTCGACAAGCTCGTCATCGTGACCACGTCGGGCCAGAGCACGTCGCTCTACGTCACCGACTACTACACGGGCGGGCAGCAGTTCGATCGCCGCGCCATGTGCGCCGCGAGCCAGCTTCCGTCGTCGCTGCGCGACACGGACAGCCCTGTCTGGGTGCACTCGCTCAACGGCTCCTCGGTGCCGTTCGTCTGGGTCGAAGATGGCTGGCTATTCTGGCTGTATAGCGGCGCTACAACCACAACCGCCAATGCCTTGACCGCGTACCCGCTCGCCGCCGACCTCGACTTTCAGGCGGAGGTGAACAATCGCATCATCTGCCCGAAGATCAGCCTTGGAGGCACGCCCGCCAAGCTCTACCGGGTCCTCGCTAACTGCGTGGAGAACATTGGCGACCACACGATGGGCATTACCCCGGATGCGTATAGGGTCCAGTATCGGACCTCTGGGATCGACGACAACACCGGTGCGTGGGCTGACGTTCCGCAAAGTGGCGATCTCTCCGGCGTCCTTCCAGCGGCGAACATACAATTTGCGTTCCAGTTCAGAACAGCTGGAGTAATTATGCTTCCTGCGCGTATATTATCATTAGCACTTCTTTATGAAACTACTGATGACTTGCCTTCTCAGTATAGGTGGAATGACGCAGACTTCTCAACTTCTACAGGGATATTTGCGTGGATTCAAAAAGCTTTATTCGGAGCAGCTCTAACTACACATACTATAAATATTTATAGAGCAGACACGGATGCCCTAGTACTAACACAAGCTAGCACTGGGTCTACTAACGGTAACTTCCAGTATTGGGATGGCTCAGCTTGGGTAAATGGACTAGGACCAGACACACTTGGAACTAGACGTAGGTTTTCTCCAACAGGTTCCCTACCTGGCGGAGTTGCTCTTTACGCAAAAATAGTGGTGGCATAATATGGACTTACAGGTAGGGGGAGGATCTATAGAGTTAGTTAGAGATATAGGCACCGCTGGACCAGTTCAAGAGCAGCACTTCTACGGAAGTGCTGCTCAAGGGCCCCTACTTGCTAGTGCTTTATCTAACTATGTTTTCATGCAGGCGGGACAGGCTAGTAATCAACTAACAATAATTGCTTCTGTCTTAAACTATATAAGAATGGGAGCTAGTACACCTCTTAAATTCTATGTAGGAAATATACAAGTATCTAAAATATACGTTGGTACAGCACTAGTTTACTCTAGTTAAGGATTGATATGGCTGCTGCAAAGCA